GGGGCCGCGCCGCGGGGGCCGGCTGGGGGCTCGCCGCCGACCCCACGTCGGGCATGGCCGGGGCGTCGGGGCGTCGGGCGTCGGGCCGGGGGTAGGGCCCCACGTCGGGCATGGCCGGGGCGTCGGGGCGTCGGGCGTCGGGCCGGGGGTAGGGCCCCACGTCGGGCGCCCTCGGGGCCTCCCGCGTGACCCCGGGCAGGGCGGCGGCGGTGGCCGTGGCGGTGACGTCGGGCCGCGCCGGCGGTGCGGCCGGTCGGGCGGGCGCGGGGCGCATCTCGGGAACGCGAACGCCCCGAGCACCCACGGGGAGACTCGGGGCGCTCGGGGCGTCGGGGCGGGGCGGCACGGGGCGGCTCCTGTGTCGGGTTGTCGGTCAGCGCAGCGGGTTGCGGGCCAGCATGGCCCTGGCCTGGGCCTCCACCCGGGCGGCGTTCTCGGCCCACTCCAGCTCGGCCCCGTCCTTCTCGCGGTCCACCTGGGCGTCGTAGAAGTCGGGCGGCAGGGGGGAGTCGGCCCGGTCGAACTGGGCGGCCGAGCGGGCGTCCCACACGGCCCGGTAGCGGGCCCGGGGCACGTTCAGCCACAGCCCGTAGAAGGTCTCGTAATCGACGGGCGGCACGACCGGTCCGAACGCCGCGAGGACGTCGGCGAGGGGCCGTGCCTTCAGCCGTTTCCCTCCGACCACCGGAAGTAGTCTTCGAGAATCCCGAGGGCGTCGGAGTCGGTGCACCCCGTCCCGTCGTCGGAGCAGAACTCGGGCAGCGCGAAGGCGAACCGCGCGGCGAGGGCGAGGTCGCGGCCGGCCCCGGCGCGCTGCACCGGGTCGGCCCCGGGGTCGCACCAGAGGGACCACCAGGGGGACAGGTTGCCGTCCGTGTGCTCGACGAGGTCGAAGTGGGCGGCTAGGGGGTCGGCGTGGACCGTCACGCCGGAGCCGGGCGGGCACTCGTAGGCGAACACCCGCCGCTGCTGGTCGGTGTACATCGGGCGTCAGTCCGGTTCGGGGAGTCCGGCGAAGTAGCCGGCGTCGGTGCCGTACAGCAGGAAGCCCCGGGTGGTCGGGTTGTACTGCCCGATGGCCTGGAAGATGCAGCGGGTGCGCCGCACCCGCGTGCCCAACTGGTCGAGCGTGTCCGGGCCGGCGAGCACGACGTTGGGAAAATAATAACCAGCCGGGAGGGTGGCCGGGGCGCGGATGGTGCCGAAGAAGTCGAACTTCAGCCACAGGCCGAACGCGACGTTGTTGGCCAGGGCCAGGGCGCCGGTGTCCAGGCGCGTGTCCTGCCCGAGCAGGTTCTGGGTGCGGGAAGCCATCGCCTGATAGACCAGCTCGTTGAACCGATTCAAATCGGTGACGACGATTGCGTCCTCGCCCTGGTAAATCAGGTCGAACGGCTTGACGTCGCCGCGGAGGTCGTTGTGGACGGGCTCCCAGGCGGGCTGAATCTCGACCAGGGGGCGGTTCTCGGCGGTGCCCAGGTACACGGGTCCGGCCCGCAGGAGCGTGCCGTCCGCCTTCGCCCCGAAGCTGACGTAATGGTGAATCGCACCAGTGACGTACGTTTGCGCCATTACTTATCCCTTGGTTGGTGGGCGTGCGGGCGGGGCGTGGCGGGTCAGCCCCAGTTCCGGGAGCCGGGGTTGGCCGCCCGGTTGAGGTTCGTGACGCCGAACAGGCGGACGTTCTTGCTCAGCAGGCTGCCGGACTGGTCGGTGACGGACACCACCTGGGCGAGGCCGGCGCCGGCGTTGGCCGTGAAGTCGAAGATGCGCTCGCCGAGGCGGAGCAACTCCAGTTGCTGCTGGGCCCACTGCCAGTTGGGGGCGAGTTCGTCCAGCTCGCGGGCGGAGTAGCCGCGGCGGGCGGCGAGCATGCCGAAGGCGAGGTCGCAGACGATGCGCTTGAGGAACGGGCCGCCGTCGGCGGACGCCAGGGCGGTCAGGTTGGCGCGGCTGTAGCGCTTGCCGACGAAGGCGGCCGAGTTGAGCATCTCGGAGGCGTCGGCGAGCAGGGCGGCGAGGGTGGCGTTGCCGGGCACGTCGGCGTCGGCCACGGGCGTGTCCGAGTCGGACAGCCACTGGCCGAGCCGGCGGACGTCGTAGCGGACGACCATGTCGGAGCCGGAGGCGTAGGCCATCGCTCACTCACCCCTTCTTCGGCTTGCCCTTGGGCTTGGCGTCGGGCTTGTCCTCGACCTTGCCCTTGGCCGGTTCGGGCTGCGGCCAGAGGTTCTGGCGGTCGCAGAATTCGGCGAACTCGCGCAACAGCGACGGGGCGTAGCCGGGGTAGACGTCGTCCACGGTCCAGCCGTGCAGCGGGTCCGCGCGCTCGACCCCGAGGGCGTCGAGCAGGGCGTCGGAGACGTCCCGGGGCACGCCGGCGAGCAGCTCGGCCCGGGCGGCGGCGGGGTCGCCGGGGTGGCGGGCGGCCAGCAGGGCGGCGGCCGCCGTGGGGTCGGCGTAGCGCGGCTCGGGCCGGGCCGAGACGCGCCAGTCCATGTAGAAGAAGACCGGCGCCGGCTCGGGGGCCGGTGCCGGGTCGGGGGCGTCGGTCACGGGGGTCACCCCAGGGGTCAGGCCGTGCAGGCGGTGACGACGTAGCCGGAGGCCGGGGCGGCCACGACGGCGTCGAAGGTGTCGGTCAGGTCGAGCTGGTGGAACCGGTGGATGGGCTCGTCCCGGCTCTCGAAGTTCATCTCCTCCTGGGAGAAGACGTGGACGGTCGAGAAGTTCGAGCCCGGGCCGCCGGTCAGGGCGCCGGGGCGGGCCAGGATGAGGGCCGTGGTGTCGGCCAGCACGAAGGACTTGGTGGTCGTCCCGGCGTTGCGCTTGGTGGAGATGTACACCGAGTCCTCGACCACCAGCTTCATGCCGTAGATGCGGTTGGGCAGGCCGTAGGCGGCGTTGAGCCCCTCGACGTCGCCCTTAATCATCTGCGGGCTGCCGGCCTGCTGGGCCAGGTAGGCCCGGATTTCCTGGCTGCGCGCCATCGCGTTGGCCAGCACCGGGTTGACCACCAGGGTCAGGTCGGTGTACTTCACCGCCGAGTTGGTGTCCTTCATGATGGTGAAGGACGCCGACATCAACGTCTTCTGGATGATGGGGTCGTTGATGGTGCCGGCGGTCCAGTAGCCGCCGCCCAGGGCCGAGGCCGTGCTGGTGTGGTCGCTCGGGTAGTTGGCGGTGTTGGACGCCTCGGCGATGACCTTGCGCGTGCGCCAGGTCATGGCCTGGGTGGCCAGTTGGTCGCGCTCGACGGCCAGGATGTCGAAGGACGCCTGCTCGACGGCCAGGTAGCCGAGCGTCTTGGGGAAGTTGTAGCGGTGGCAGTTGTAGACCTGGAACTCGAACTCCGAGTTGTTCCACTGGCTCTCGCCGTAGGGCCGCTTCTGGCCGTCGTTCCAGGCGAAGTTGGCGGCGTCGCCGGCGGTCAGGCGGACGGCCTGGTCGGGGGTGATGCGCAGGTAGTAGCCGGTGAGCTTGTCGACCGGCAGGAGGGTGACGTACTGGTTGACCTTGAAGTCGCGCGGGTTGCGCGAGAACTGGACGATCAGGTTCCCGGTCGCGTCGAACGACGGGAGGTACGTGTTGTTCATCGCGGCGACCGAGTCGGCCATTGCCTAATCTCCGTGCTGTAGCGCGCGGGGGCCGCCGGACGTGGTGGGCGGTGCGCGTCGGACCTGGGATGTGTGGGGTGCGCTCCCCGGTGGGTGAGGTGGCCCCCGCTCGCCCGGGGAGAGCGGGCGGGGGCGTGTCGCCGCGGCGACGGGGGGACGTGGCTCGGGCGCCGGGCGGGCTACCGTCACGCGGACGGGTTGCCGCCGTAGACGATGGTGACGCGGACGGCGGTGCCGGAGGAGGTCCAGCCCTCCTCGGCCCGGGCGCCGTAATGCTGCTCGCCGGAGGAGTCCCACTCGAAGGCGACCCCGCGGCCGTTGGCGTCGGGCTTCAGGAAGGTGCCGGGGTTGCCGGAGTTGTCGCCGACATCGAGGTCGCACTGCTCGCCGAGGCCCCAGACCAGGACGTGGTCGCCGTCGTTGGCGGCGTAGCCGTCGTCGAACGGGGTGCCCGGGGCGCCCTGGACGCCCGGCTGGCTGACGCCCGCGGGCGGCTTGCCCGGGGTGGCGTCGGACTGGACGACGGTGAAGTCGTCGGTGTTCTGGACGACGAACCGGCGCGGGGAGATGTTGCCGCCGGCGAGGAAGTTCGTGGGCACGGTTCAGGGCTCCGGGGAAGGGCGTGCGGGGAGGTGGGGCCGGCGGCGGCCGGTCGGTGTCGGGGGGTGGGGTGGGTCAGCGGCCGGCGACGTCGGCCGCGGCCGGGGACTGCTTGGAGGCGAGGTACTCGCCGACGCTGTTGAACCCGGCGTCGATGGCCTGCTGGGCCAGCCGGCGCGTCTCCTGGTGGTCGACCGGGGCCGGGGCGGCCGAGGACTTGTCCTGGGCGCGCTGGTAGCGGGCCGGGGCCTGGGCGACGGCCCCGGGCTGCACCGGCGGCTTGCCCCCGTTGGGGCTGCGCCGCTTGTAGCAGGAACGCATGCGGCCCAGTTCCTTCTCGCGCTCGTCGCGCGAGAAGCGGACCAGCCGGTCGAACTCGGCGTCGTGGTCGAAGTCCAGGCCCTCGACGAACAGGCCCTGCAGGTCGGACTCGACCTCGGCCCGGTCGCGCTCGGCCTTGAGCTGCTGGTTCTCGGCTTCGGCGGAGGCCAGCCGCGTCTCCAGGCCGGCCAGGCGCTCCTCGAGTTTGGCGTACTTGAGCCGCTCGGCCACCTCGGCGCGGCGCTGGTACTGGACCTTGCGGCCGCCGTAGCCGGGCAGGTAGCCGGCGTCCATGCCGCCCACGCCGGCGGCGTAGTCGAAGTGGTCGTCGCCCATGCCGCCGTACTGGTCGTTGTCGGTGTAGTGGCCGCGCGGCCCGCTGCCGCGCCGGCTCATGTACTGCTGGCTGCCGTCGTCGTCGTAGCCGCCGTCGTCGTCGCCGTAGCCCTGGCCGCCGTCCTGGCCGCCGTGGCCGGCGAGCAGGGCCTCCAGGTCGTCGTCGCTCATGTCGCCGTCGTCCTGGCCCTGGGACGGGTCGGCGGGCGGCTGCTGTTCCTGGCCGGGCTGGGGCTGGGCGGAGGCCTGCTGCTCCATCATGGTGCGGATGAAGGCGAACTCCTTGGTGCCTTGCAGGGCGGCGAGGACCTTCTCCACGAGCCCGTCGTGGGAGCCGTCGCCGTCGATGTCCGAGGTGCTGGTGGTCTTCGTCGGGTCGGCCACGGGGGTCGCCTCCGGGTACTGGGTCGCGGTCGGGGTGGGGGACCGGCCGACGGCCAGGTCCAGGGTGGGGTTGGCGTCCGTGATGGAGTAGCGCACGGGCTGCTCGCCGCGGGACGCCGCGCTGGAGAATCGGTGCAGGCCGAGGTCGCGCTCGGGGGTGGTCGCCCCCAACAGCGAGATGGGGTCGATTTGCAGGGAGCCGCGCCAGAACTCGACCGAGCGGCGCGGGTACCTGCGGAACAGCTCGACCGAGGCGCGGTCCTTGGCCACGGGGGTGACCGAGATGGCGTAGCGGCCGGTGTTGAAGAACGGCTCGACCCGGAAGTCGGCGGCGTAGCCGATGATGTCGGGCTGCTTGTGCTCGGCCGCGTCGTCCTTGGTGTGGCCCACGACGACGGGGCAGACGTCGCCGGTGTCGGCGATGCGGGCGTTGTTGTTGGCCGCGATTTGCTCGAGCACGTCCCGGTCGATGGTCGTCGTGCGCTTGCGCAGCTCGCCGTTGGCGTCGCGCAGGGGCTTGCCGTCCTCGCCGTGCATCAACTCTTCCAGGACGTGTTCGTCCAGGACGAAGAAGCGGGGCAGGACGACACGGCCGTCGGGCAACTCCCGCAGCCCCGGGGAGGGGGGCGGGCCGTGCTCGCCGGGGGGCGGCGTCGGTGCGGGCAGGTTGACCGGGTTCATGCCGTGGGTGGTTGGCGTGCCGGGAGGGCGGTGGGGTGGACGAAGTCGGGGCGTCCGCAGGGGGCCAGAGGGTGTGTTGTGTCTGCCGTGCTGGAGCGGCGGGCGTGAGCCCGGGCCGGGCGAACCGGCGCCCCGACGTCCGTGCGTCGGTGTGGGAATGATGAGTGGCCCGGGCCCCGCTCGTTGTCACGGGGGCGCTGGCGCCCGGCGACGGCCGGCGCACTCGGGCAGTGCGGGATGCAGGAATCGAACCTGCGACCTCTTGGTCATGAGCCAAGCGAGCTGCCGCTGCTCTAATCCCGTACGGTGGTGCGTGGCTCCCCAGAACGGGGGCACGTTAAGGCTATTATACCACGCCGCCGCCCGGCACGCGGCGGAATCTCGGGCTGGCGGCACGGGAATTGCTAGGGGCGGGTTCCGGGCGCGCGGGTTAGGCGGGGTGGGGCGGCTTGCGGACCCGCATGATGCCCTTGTCGAGGGCGTACTGTTGGAACAGCGTTCGTGGGTGGTCGCGGCGGTGGTCCAGGAACCAAGCCGCGGAGTCGTTGCACATCGTGAAGGCGAACCAGTCCTTCGCGTATTCGAGGACGGCTTGCCGTTCGGCGCGGTCGTCGCCGTCGTAGGTCCGCAGGAAGTCCTCGCCGCGGCGAATCCATTCCGCGCCGCGGGCGAAGAACTCTTCGCGGACCCGGGCGGCCCACGCCACCTGTTTTTCGGTGCCCTTCAACTCCGGCAAGCCCGCCACGTCGACCCCTTTCGCGGCGGTCAGTTCGGCCCGGAATCGCCCGCCGATTCCGCGTCGACCACCCGCGGGTGGGCCTCGTTGCCGGTGAAGAAGTCTTCGCCCCGGTAGTTGTTGTGCCACCAGTCCATCGCCTCTTCCGGCGAGCCGAACCGCAGGCCGCGGCCGTCCCGGTGGTGGTGCGTCCAGTTCCCCCCGGCGCCCGCCGTGTACGTGATGGCGTGCGGCAAGTCGGGCAGGTCGTCGTGGCGGAACTCGTCGTCGGTGTCCGGCTCCGGCCACGCCCCCTCCGCCCGCAGGCCCCGGGTCATCGCCGGCAAGGACTCGCGCGGGAAGTACATGTGCCAGCCGAACACCCCGCCCCGGTGGGCCATCTCGAGCCGGAGCACCGCTTCCCGGCCGTGGGTCGAGACGCCGTAGCGGCTGCGGCCGTCCGGGAGCGGCCTGTCGCCGGGGCCCGGGCGATAGAACCCGCCCGGGTGGAGGGCGTCCCCCTCTTTCATGTGGTGCCCGATGGCGTCCGCGTGCGCGGGCATGCCGTGGTCGCGCAGCCAGTCGGCGAGGGCGGAAGGCCCGCTCAGGTCGGTGATGAGGTACCGGCCGTTGAGTTCGTTGCCCTTCGCCGCCCGTTCGGCGAACCCGTCCATCAACTTCACGTGTTCGGGGTTGCTGTTCATCGCGTCAATCCTGGCGTACCGCAGTGGCTTACCTCGGGTGTATTTTACGGCTTGCCTCGCCGCCGGGTCAAGGGGCCGACGCCGGTAGCGCCGCAGGTGCCCCTTGCTCAGTTCCGGGGGCGGTGCCTTCCTGGCCTCGTCGGGCTTCAACCCGGCGGTGCCGGGTCCGTGCGGGGTGTGGGCGCGCATGGCGGCCCGGACGAACGCCTTGCCGACGTCGTCCAGGGTGGCGCGCGGGGCCTCCGCCCGGGCGGCCGACAGGAACGCCTTCAGGAACGCTTGCTGCTTCCCGTTCACGTGGGCCCCGGGCAGGGTCTCGTAGAAGTTCGGGTTGGCCTTCCGGTAGCCCTCCGACACCCTGGTGTTGCCCTTGTTCAGGGCGAGCTTGTGGGCGTGCTTCGGGTCCACGCCGTTCTTGGCGAGGTAGCCCTCGACCAGGTGGTCGAGCACGACGCCCTTGCCGACGCGGTCCCAGTTGAGGGCGCCGGCAAGGTGGTGGCCGCGCGACTTCAGCAGCCGGCCGAGCTGGGCGTAGGCGTCCGGGGACGCGGCCGGGGCGCGGCCGCCGGGGTCGAGCGGGTCGTAGTCGGAGGGGGGCACGGCGGCGTCGCGGCGGACGTGGTCGGCGAGGCCCATCGACCCGCCCGGGGACAGGCCGAGGATGGCGGCGGCGGCGACGGACTTGACCCGCTTGTCGTCGATGTTGAAGGCCGACTCAAGCGCCTTGAACAGGGCAGGGTCCAGGGGCGGGCGGGCGCCCGGCTTGCTCACCTTGGCGGCGGCGCTGAGCCACTTGCGGGTGGCCCCGGCCCGGCGCAGGGCGTCGGCGGCGGGCACGCCCGGGGCGGTCGGGGTGCCCAGTTCGGGGTCGGCGCCGTCGTCGTCGGTGATGAGGTCGGCGGAGGCGTAGCGCAGGGGGCGGGCGGGGCGGGCGTAGCGGTGGGCGGCGACTTCCGAGCCGTATCGCAAAGTCGGCTCGGTCGCGAACGGGGGCAGCCCCGCCCCCCTTAATTGGTGCGCGTGCTCGCTACGCTGGGCGTGAATTCGCCGCAGCGAGTCGATGATGCCGTCTCGCTCGGCGCGTTCCTGCTGCGTGCCGTCCTCGCCCTCGGGCAGGTGCGGGGCGAGCACCTCCAGCGCCCACGGCGTGTTGTGCCGCATGCCGTCGATGAAATCTCTCGCCATCCCGGCGTCGGCATACGAATGCACCCACGCGGGGTCCCCGCCGGGCTGGTTGCTGTGCCACTGCTGGGCTTCCCGCAACGGGAACCGCCTGTCGGGGTGTGCCCGCACCGCCCCCAGCACCTTCCGGTCCAACTCCATGCCCTGGTGAATCCGGTCCCAGTTGTACGCCCCGGCCATCGGGTGGCCGTCGGCCTCCAGGGCGTGGCCGAGGTGGACGAACCGGCCGTGGTCGGGGCCGAACGCCAGTAACCCCGTGGCGAGGTCGTGGGCGGGATGCTCCGGGTCCAGGGTGCGGGTCAGATGGGTGAGCGCCCGGCCCAGCCGGGGGGCCACACCGTCCGGCCGGAAGTCGGGGTGGACCTCCTTCAACTCGAAGTGCGGGTCCACGGCGTACCGCAGGGGCCGACCCCTGCGGCGCATGCGGGCGGGCGGGGCGCCGGCTTCGGGTTCGGCCAGGTCGTCGTGGCGGAACTGCGGGTGGACCAACGACGTCGGGGACGCCCCCTCGAACCTCAGCCCCCGGGTCAGGCGAACCGCCTCCTCCGTGGTCAACCTGTGGGTGTGGTGGGACAGCGTCGAGCCACCCCCTCCGGCGTGGCTGAACTGCAGGGTTATCGCGTGCATCCCGGGCTTGGTCACCGAGTCATAGATGTCGTACCTCGACCCGTCGACTGGCTTTCGGGAAAAACCCGGCGGGTACCACTGGGTGACCCGCGACCCCCGGACGACCTCGGCGTGGGCGGACAGGCCGTGGTCGGCGAGCCAGTCCGCGTAGATGCCGGAGTGGTCCGGGGGGACCTCCCCTCGGTCGTTGCCCCGGAGGAGGCCGTCATGCAGCGCCGCGTGGTCGGGGTGCGACTTGACCTCGCCGATGGTGCGGGCGTACCGCACCGGCCGGCCCCCCCGGCGGCGCATGCGCACCGGCACCCCGCCGCGCTCGGCCAGCAGGGCCTCGGCCTCTTCCAGGGCGGCGGACACGTCGGCGTCGGTGACGCGCGGGGCGGGGGCGCGGGACTCCCGGGCGAGCCGGGCCAGTTCGCGGCGGGTCCAGAGAATCAGCAGCGGGTCGCGGTGCATGGCGGGGTGGCCCCGGGGAGGTGGGAGGCGGGGAGGTTGGGGAAGTGGCGGGCGGGAAGCGGGTCAGGCGCCGGGGTGGTTGGCGGCGTGGCGGGCGAGCATGCCCCGGAGGTGTTCGGCGACGTGGTCGTGGCCCCGCTCCTGCGCCCAGTCGGCGGCGGCGTGCAGGGCCGTCGGGTCCATCGTGTCGAGCGCGTGCAGGGCGAACTTGTGCAACTCGCGACCGTGCTCCTCCGGCACGGCGGGTTCCATCCAGTCGTAGCGGGGGGCGGAGAACCAGTTCGTCGGGCCGTGCCGGGTGCCGTAGTGGGCCGGGTCGAACAGCCGGGCCGCCTCCCGCAGCATGTAGGTGCGGTGGGCCAACTCGACCGACTTGGGGTGCCCAGCCTGCCACTGCCGCGCACCCTCCCGCGAACTGCGGCCGGCCGGGTCGTCGTGGATGTCTACCCAGCCGGTCGTGCCGTCGCGGCGCTTCACCGGTCGCTGGAACCACATGTTCTGCCCGGCCCGGCGGGAGCCGTCCGGGAAGTAGGCGTAGAGCAGCGCCCCGGGGTGGCCGGTGTCCCGCATGTTGGCGATGCGGATTCGTTGCTCGGCCTCGGCCGCGTCGGCGTAGCGGTGCCCGGGCGACTCGTGCAGCACCCGCCCGGCGTGTGGCCCGTCTCCCACCCCAATCACCCGCCAGACCGGCATCGGCGGCTCGTGCGGCTGCGGCATGCGGCCCTCCCCGGCGTACCTGACCGGCCGCCCGGCGCGGCCGTCCCGGGTGTATTTTACGGCGGCGCCCCGCCCGGAGGCAAGGCGGGCGTAGCGCAGGGCCTTCTCGCGCGGCAGGGGGGCGAGCCAGTAGTCGACGTCGTCGCGGCGGCGGGCGGTCATGGCGGGGACTCGTGGGGAGGTGCGGGCGGGAGGTGGCGGGAGCGGGCCGGGGCGAACGGCGGCCCGCCGGGGTGCCGGTCAGCCGCCGTGGCAGACCGGGCAGTATTCGTGGTCGTCGTCGTCATCACCGCCGTCGCCCCAGCCGCCCGACGGCGGTTGCGGCACCGGGCAGGCGTAGACGAACCGGGCCTCGGCCAGGTTGAGCGAGTGCAGCCGGCCGTGGGCGACGGGCAGGACGTTGCCCGGGTTCAACAGGTGGTCGGTGTGGACGCGGCAGGCGTCGGCGGCCTCCTCCTCGGGCAGGTCGCACCAGAACTCCTGGCCGTCCTCGTAGGTCACACACAGCCGGACGTAGCGCTCGGGCTGCTCCTTCGGCGGGGCCGGCCTTGGGGGCGATTCGGGCGGGGCCGGCGGGTCGGGTCGGTCGGGGGTGGTCATGGTCACGGCGCGGCCCTCACTCCGCGTAAGATTCCGGCGCCCCCGAATAGGGCAGCGCCTCCTGGTCAACCGTCACGGCCACCCGCACGCCCGGCTGCGCCACGACGGTGAACTCGTACACGTCGCCGCAGCCGCGCTCGCGCCGGAGCGTGCGCCGCAGCGTGCCGAGGAACATCTTGTCGCCCGGGATGTCGGCCCAGACGCCCGCGCCCCTCTCGGTGTCCACCGGGTGCGGGGCCTCGCCCCCGCCCGGATTCTCGTCGTCCTCGTGCATCGCTCCCCCCCTCTCAGCGGAACAGGTTCGCCCAGTCGCGGCAGCGCGTGGCGTAGTCGGCCAGCACCCGGTGGTACTGGGTCGGCACGTGCTCGTCGCGCTTCAGAATCTCCAGCATGTTGGTCGCCACCTCGAAGGCCACCTCGGCGTAGGGCACCCCGGCCGACCGCCCGACGTAGGCCGTCGCGCCGTTGAGCAGCCCCTCGAAGTACGGCTGGATGAGGTTGGTGACGTGCTCGGCCACCGCCTCCTTGCGCGGGTCGCCCTCCTTGGTGTGCAGGCCGATTGGCTCGCCGAAGGTGAAGGCGTGGCCCTTCAGGTCGGCGCACGCCTTGGCGAACCGGCAACTCCACACGTCGTCGTGGCGGCGGATGACCCAGCCGGAGTCGAGCTTGTAGTCGGGCGGCTGGTAGAACGCCGGCACCAGCTCCCGGGACAGCTGGCAGTTCATGATGGAGCAGGGCAGCTTCTGGGCCGGGCCGACCAGCACGTAGCCGCGGAAGGACCGGTGCGGGTCCGACACGGCCGACCCCATGCCGGCCAGGTCGAACCGGATTTTGTCGATGCCGTTGATATCCGGCGTGCCGCTCCAGAGGCCCTGGTTGAACGCGGGCACCACCCGGGCGTGGGTGCGGCGCCCGGCGACGTGGTTCTCGGCGCGGTACTCGTAGGGCACGCCCCGGGAGACCAGGTGCGAGCCGCCGGTCAGGAAGGACGTGGCGTTGACCCAGCCGTCGGCGTCGTCGGCGTCCACCACCGACGCGGCCACCTCCCGGCCGACCGGAATCTTGTCCATGTACTCGGGCTCGACCCGCAGGTCCACGTCGTCGTCGAGCGTGATGATTCCGTCGTGGCCGTCCTTGTGGGCGAGCCACAGCGCGAAGTTTTTCGACGACGGCGACTTCCTCGGGACGAACCGGTTCTCGACGGCCCGGCCCATGAGCCGCTCGCGGTCGGCGTAGCGGTAGACGCGGAAGTTCGACGGCCAGCCGGACGCCGGGACGTCGCCGTCGGTGTCGTCGATGATGCACACGTCGACGTGGTCGCGGACCGGGTCGAGGAAGTCGAGGTTCGGTTGCCGGATGGTCGGCATCGCGAGTAGCCAGTTCATTTTACCCCCGTCAGAATCATGATTTCGGCGTCGCCCGGGGGCACGCCCTCGAGCACCGGGTTGCCGTCCGGCCCGGTGCCGTACCGCAGCTGGTGGTGCCACCGCAGGTCGCGGAAGCCGGCCGACTCCAGCAGGTGGTGGAACTGCTCCATGCCGAGCATGTGCCGGTCGAACGGCGTCCCCGGCGTGGCCCCGACCTGGGGCGTCGAGAACGCGCAGCGCCCGCCCGGCCGCAGGGCCTCGTACGCCGCGGCCACGCAGGCCGACTGGGCGGCCCAGGGCAGGTGTTCGAGCACCTCGAAGCAGGTGACCAGGTCGAACGACTCCGGCCGGGCCTCGTCGGGCAAGGCCCCCGAGGACAGGTCCGCCTGGAGGAACGCCACCTCGTGCGGCTCGCCCGGCCCGGCGTGGTGCTCCCGGGCCCAGGCCACGCTCTCGGCGTCGGCGTCCAGCCCGACGAACCGCCGGCAGGGCACCAGGTCGGCCCCGTAGCCGGTGCCCGAGCCCAGGTCCAGGACGTTGTCGTGCGGGCCGCACAGGTCGGCCGCGAACAGGTAGCGCGAGCGGTGGTCGGCCATCACCTCGCGCACGCCCGGCAGGGAGCGCTCGCGCGGGCCGGAGGCGTAGGCCCCGTACAGCCCGCCCAGCTGGCGGCAGCGCTCGCGGTCGCCGTAGCGCTCGACGCAGCGCAGGGCCGCCATCACCTTGTCCATGTCGCGCTGGCCCTCGTCGTGGTGCTGGTGGTACACCATCAACACCTTGTTCAGGCTCGGCGAGTCGGGCGAGCGGAGGAGGCTGGTCTCGACCCCCAGACACTGGCGGCGCTCCATGAAGTCCACGTCCACCGGGCCCCAGTTCTCGAACTCGCGGAAGCCGCCCATCCAGCGCCAGTTGGCCATCGACGTGGCCCACCAGACCTCGCTGTTCCATTCCCCGTCGCCGCGCCGCTCCTGCACGTTGTTGGAGTACGACGGGTTGCCCTCGTTGCGGTCGTAGAAGCCCGGCACCTCGCGCAGCACGTTCAGGTCGGCCTTCCAGTCGAACTCGTCGTAGACTTCCGGCGGGGCCGGGAGCCAGTAGGGGATGGCCGTGTGCCACTTCTCGGGCTCGGCCGTGGCCGCGTCGTACGCGACCCGCAGGGCGTCGGGGGGCGCCATGATTTCCGGGTGGGACGACACCAGCACCTCGCCGAAGGCGAACAGGCTGGCCGCGTTCCTGAGTGCGCAGCCGTCGCGCCACTTGCCCGGCTCCTTCGGCTTGCCCAGGTCGCGGGCCGCGTCCAGCACGCGCAGGGGCAGCCCCCGGGCCTTGAACTCGCGGCACACCTCCAGGGTGTCGTCGGAGGAGCCGTCGTCCACGAGCAGGTACTCCCACTCGTCCGCCGGCAGGGTCTGCGTCAGGTACGTCTCCAGCGCCCGACGCAGGAGCGAGCCGCGGTTGAACGTAGATACTATGACTGATACTTTGATGGGCACGGGTTCAACTCCGGCGGGTCCAGAGGGTCCGCAGCCCGCCCTCGGCGGCGGGGAGCGAGTCCCGGTGAATGACTTCCAGGCGGCCCCGGAACCACAGCGGCACGCCGGCGGCGTCGCGCGCGGCGCGGAAGTGCAGCAGGTTGCCGCGGGGCGTCTCGAGGAACAGGTGCGGCGACCAGCGCACGCGCCGGCCGAAGCGCAGCCGCAGCGACCGGAAGCCGCCGCGCACGAACAGCAGCCACGCCGCCGCGGCGTAGCAGTTCGACCGCCGCTCCGGGGTGACGTAGCGGCGGCGCACGCGGCAGTCGCGCGGCGGCGGCGGGCCGTCCGGGAACCAGCCCAGCAGCCGGCCCGCCACCATCAGGGCGAACCAGGGCAGGAAGGCGGCGGCGGCGACCAGCAGCCACGCCAGGGCGGCCGGGCCGGGCGCGCGGGGCTGGCGGCGGGTCACGGCAACTCCCGGAAGAACTCGTAGGGCACCGGCGGCGGCATGGCGCCGGCGGCGTACATCTCGGGGCCGATGGCGGCCCGCAGCTTGGCCAGGTGGCGGGCCACCACGCGGGCGTGTTCGGGGGTGCCGACATCGCCCCACTCGAACGACCGCCAGGCGTTGTCGAGGGAGTCCCAGGCGGACTCGCACAGGGCCGCCCGGCGGCGCCACTCCGTCGGCCAGGAGCCGCCGTAGGCGCCCAGCAGGTCGGGCCGCAGCACGGCCGCCCCCTCGGCCCCGTAGGCGTCGGCCAGCCAGCGCCGGTGGGCCGAGGCCAGTTCCCAGTTCTCCCGGCACGCCTCGGCGTCGAACGGGAACCGGGCCAGGTCGGACGGGGCCACCGGGGCGCCCAGGTCCCACGGGGCCAGCACGGACAGCGCGGCGGACAGCGCGGCGGACAGCAGGCAACCCATCACTCCACCTCCGGGTCGGCCTTGATGGCGGGACAGTCGCGGCAGTCGCAGGGCTTCTCGGCCCAGACCAGCAGCGACGCCCCGGCGTAGACGGCCAGCGCCAGCAGGGCCAGCCCGCCCAGGAACGCCGCCGTGTCCTTCCAGTCGTCCACCGCTCACCAGTCCCACTCTTCGGCCGTGACCTTCGCCCCCTTGGAGGCCAGCCACGGCAACAGTTCGCCCTTGAAGCAGCCCGGGCACAGGTCCACGGAAACCTCGTCGCCCCAGCCGCCGTCGGGGTAGTTGCGCCCGGACTTGTGCCGGACGACCACCCGCAGTTCGGTCTCGCCCACGTCGTGGCCGGCCGCCCAGTCGCCGCCCGGCCCGGCCAGCCGGCCGCACAGGTCGCAGGTGCGGGAGGCGAGGCGGGTGACCTTCCGGGCCTCCTCGACGGTCTCGTACGTGCGGGCCATCACTCCACCCCCGCCAGTTCCAGGAACGCCTTCACCCAGACGGCCGCCGCGTCGGCGTTCTGCCAGGCGTGGCCGAACAACTTCCCCCGCCCGTCGGGCAGGTCCGGGTCGGTCGCCGCCCGCTCGATGGCGTCGGCCCAGTCCCGCGCCTTCTCGTCGTCGGGCACGTCCCCGTACTCGGCGTAGGCGGCGTGCCTGACCACCAGGTCGGCGTCCGGGTAGGCCCACGGGGCGTTGGTCACCGTCCGCGCCCCGGCCGCGGCCGCCTCCATCCAGCGGATGGGACTCTTGCTGCGGTTGAACGGGCAGTCGTCCAGGGGCAGGAGGAACACGTGCGGCTTGACCACCTGGGACAGGTAGGCCGGGTAGTCCCGCAGGGGGACGCCCGGGTGGTAGCGGAAGCCGCGGCCGCCGAAGCGACCCAGGAGGTCGCCGTCGCACTCGCCGAAGTAGTGGAACTCGTAGCGCCGGCCCTCGCCGGCGTCGCAGCGCTCCAGCAGCAGCCGGACCCCGCCGCGGGCCGTCGCCAGGTCGCCCTCGTGGGTGGTGCCGCCGGCCCAGGCCACCCGCACGGCCGGGGCGTCGAAGGCGTCCCACGGGGCCGCCCGCGGCCAGTCGCGCAAATCCAGCAGGTTGGGCAGCACCCGCACCGCCGTGCGGTCGGAGACGCCCAGTTGTTCGAGGCGGGCGGCCAGGGCGGGCGTGCTGGCCCAGGCGAAGTCGGCGTGGCGGCGGCACAGGGTCAGCCGGGCCATGAGCAGCGGGTCGTCGGCGTAGCGGGAGCGGGCGGGCGACCAGTCGGGCACCGACCACAGGTCGTCGTCCACGTTCCAGGCCAGCCGGAACGGGCGGGCCGTGCCACTCCGGGCGGCCGACTCGGCCAGCAGCAGGCCGGCCAGGTCGGGCTCGGCCTCGCGCAGGAGCACGGCCCCGTCGAAGCCGGCCAGGTCGCGCACGCGCAGGGACGCCGAGAGCACCAGCTCGACCCCGTGCCGGACCCGCAGCAGGTCCACGCAGTGGCGGTAGGGCAGCAGCGTCCGGTAGTGCCGGCAGGCCCCCTCGGCTAAAGGCAAATGCACGAAGATGCGGCGCGTGGTCGGCATGGGGGAGAACGCCCGGGTAGCGTCAGGGTGAATTTTGCGACACTACCGGGAGTATGACACGACGCCCCGGAACCGGGTTGAGGGATTCCGGGGCGTCGGGCGCCCTGGGGCGGGCGTGCGGGTCGGGATGTGACGGTCAGTGGGCGGATTCGGGCGGGGGCGGGGCGGGCGGCTTGGCGAGGTCGTCGTGGAAGAAGCGGGCCGTCAAGGGGTTATCGGCACCGACGCGCATCGGCTCGGCCCCCTCGGCCCGCAGATTCCGCGTGACATCCAGGACATGTGATGCACCCAGGGGCCGCCCGTGCGTCTGCAACAACAGGGTGCCGCGTGGGTGTGGGAGGTACAAGGCAAACCAGGCGGCGTCCGGCTGTTCCGGGTTAGATCTGGCGTGGTAAATCGAGGTGTGGGGGTCGGTGATGCTCGAAGAAATGCGCTTGTGCTGCAAGATAACCGGGCGCACGTTGCCAACCAAACTGTCCACCGCGTCCGCGTGCCCCTGGAGCCCCTGGTCACGCAGCCAGTCGGAGTACACCCGCACGGCCATCGGGTCCACCTCGACCGGCATGGACCTCGGCCGCCGCCGTGGCGGGTAGGGGTGGGAGCGATACAGGTGTTCCTAGATGGACAGATGCTCCGGGTGCCCGGCCACCTCCTGAATCGTCCGCGCGTACCTCACCGGCCGGCCCCCCGGCGGTAGCGCACGCGCCGGCCTCGGTCCAGCAGGATGCGGGCGGCCAGCCGGGCCAGCAGCAGCCGCCGGTCGCCGGCCGGGGCGACCGCCGGCTCCGGCCCGCGGACCCGGTACGGGAACGGCACGGGGCGGGCGCGGTCACGCGGGCTGGCATCGGGCCTCCTCCGGGGCGGGGGCGGGGTGGGCATCGCAGAAGCCTCTCAGGTCGGGGTGCAGGTGGGCGGACGGGACGCCCCGGCAGGGCAGCACGCGCACGCGCCGGTCGTCCCGGCGGGCGGAGCCGAGCGCGTCGGCCAGGGCGAACCGGTTGCGGTTGCGCCAGTCGGCGGCGGCCCGCGCGGCGGCCTCGGAGGGGAAGATGGCGTGGGCGGCCCAGCCCGCGACCCACTCGTTGCGGCCGCGCCGGTCGGGGCGTAGGTGCTCGGGCAGTTCCCAGACGTGGACGGCCGACGGGGCGGCGCGGGCCGGGGACTCGACGCACACCCAGCCGAACGCGCCCGGCGGGTCGAACTCGCGCTGGTGCCGGGCGTACCACTCGACGCCCCGCACCCGGGCGGCGAACGCCGCCGGCGTGAACGGGTTGCCGCGGTGGAACGGGAACCAGCCGCGCAGGGCGGGCGGCACCCTGGCGCCGGCCCCCTGCTCGTACAGGGCGTCGGCCAGGGCGTCCAGTTCGGTGCCGGTTCCGGGTTCGGCCAGCCAGCCGCGGACCACGCCGGCGATTCGGTGCCACCGGGAGGCCGGGACGGTGTGGGCGGCGTCGGCGGCCAGTTCGGCGGCCCGGCCGCGGGCGCCCCAGGGGAGGCAGTCGGGGTGCAACTCCTCCCAGCGGACGTCCCCGACGTAGTGCCGGGAGGTCATGTACGGCACGGGCGTGCCCTCCGAATCAATACAAGGACAGGCGGAACTTTTCCGCGCTCATTGTATCATTCGTCCGGGCGGGCGCCAGATTTGATTTGCCCCCGCCCCCCAGCCAGGAGAACAGGCCGTACCGCACCGGGGAGCCGGGGCGGCGCATGCGGCGGGGCTGGTCGCCGCCGTCGGCTTCGGGGGCGGCGTCGTCGTGGCGGAACTCGTCGTCAGACGACTGGTGCGTCGCGCCTTCCGTTCGCAACTCGCGGGTCACTTTCCGCGCCTGTTCGAGCGGCATCCGGGCGCTCCAGACCATGCTGCCGCCCTGCGGCCTGGGAAGGTTGAGCGAGACGCGGGCGTGGGGAACCCCGAACATGCCCCGCTCGGGCTCGCGCCAGGCCATGTAGTACGGCTCGCCGGGTTGTACGCTGGACTGAATGCCGCCGCCGTTCTCGTTCTCCCTCCTGTGCGCGTTAATGACGGCCATGTGCCCCATCATCCCGTGGTCGCCGAGGAACTCGGCCAGGACGCCGGCCCCGTCGGGGTGCAACACCAAGTCGCGGTAGACGTGGCCCTCCGGGTGGTGTGCGCCCCCGACGATGGCGCCGTAGTCTGGGTGCCGGATGACCTCCCCGATGGTCGCCCGCGCGTACCTCACCGGCCGCGCCCCCCGGCGGCGGTAGCGGAACGCCCCGCCGGCCTTCTGCCGGGCGCGCCACTTGTCCACGAGGTCCTTGAGCAGCCCCGGGTTGCCCAGGTACTTCTCCTTGATTTTCTTCGCGTCCTCGGGCGTGGCCCCGCGCAGCATGTCGGCCAGGAGTCGCTTCCGCGCGGCCTCGTCGTTGACCCGCGGCGGGGCGACCGGCTCCGGCGTCTCGTGGTGGGCGCGCCAGCCGGCCCCGGCGCTGGACCCGGCGTACGCCTTCATGGCGGCGGCGGCGGCGGGGTCGGCGAGCCCGCGGGCGCGGAAGTAGTCGGCCCCCTGCTCGGCCAAGGCCCGCTTGGTCGCCCGGTCGGCGATGCGGCGCAGGGCGTTCTCGACCGCAGCCCTGGTCGCCGGCGCCCACTCGCCGTCCCGCTTGCCGGCCAACTTCTTGTCGCCGTACTGCATCCCCGCCGCGGCCGCGTGCAGGGCGTCGCCGTGCCTGTCCAGGGTGTCGTTGTTGGTGGCGTCCTCGTGCTCGATGCCCTTGTCGTCGAGCACGCGCTCGAGCGATTCCTCCAGGGCGAGGGCGTGGCCGACCCGGCCCCAGTTGACCGACCCGGCGTAGTCGGTCCCCTTGAGCAGGTCGCCCAGGCGGCGGAAGTGGCCCACCCGCTCGGCCGCCGTGCCGGACTCGGACAGGGCCGCCCGGGCCTCCTTGTGCTGGGGCGAGTTGCCATCGGTCTTGGCCATCACGTCGCGCAGCAGGTAGGCCAGACGGGTGTTGGCCAGCCGGGGGTCCACCCGGGGTGCCTCGCGCCGGGCCTTCGCCCCCGACGGGGCGGGGCTGTCCACGAACGCCCCCAGGTCGAGCTGGCGCCGCTGCACGCCCGGCGAGCGGGCGCCGGCGGACGGGGCCGGGCCGGACGGGGACTCGGACAGGGCGGCCAGGGCGGCGTCGTGGCCCGCGCCCGCGGCGAGGGCGGCGGCGGCCGCGCGCAGGTTGACGCGCAGGTGGCCCTTGTGCGTGCCCTTGTCGCGGTAGAGGGCGTTGACCTTGGGGGCGGCGCCGGATTCGCGGAGGGCGTCCAGGGCGTCGTGCAGGCGGGCGAAGCCGGCGTGGTCGCCGGAGAGGGCCAGCTTGAGGGCGGTGCGGGCCGGGTGCTCGGCCGGGGACGGGCCGACGACGGCGCTGTGCACGCCCGGGACGGCGTCGTGCGGCAGGGTCGCCTCGATGGCGTCGAGTTCGAGCCGGAGCGGGTGGCGGGCCGGCAGCGGGGTCGGGCCGCCGCCGGGCTCGGGGACGGCCGACGCGACCGGGCGGGCGGGCGGCGGGGGCGGGGAGCCGGCGGCGCTTCTTCTTCGGGGGGGCTTCGGAATCGGGCGGGCCACCGGGTGCGACCCCTTCCGGTAAGGACCCACGCCCGGCCGGCCGGCGTAGCGGGCGGGGGTGCCGCGCCGGCGGAACCGCTCGGGCCGGTCGCCGTCGTCGTGGCCGTCGAGGATGCCGACCAGCCGGGTGCCGGCGTTAACCCCGGGGGCGGACTCGGCCAGGTCGGCGGCGAACGCCTCCGCCTCGGGGTGGGTGAACTCGAAGTGGTAGGCCATCGGGCTGCGCCCCTTGCCGTCGTGGAAGGCCGCGTGGACGACGTGCCGCTGGTTGGAGCCGGGGTCGCCCTCTTGCGAATAGGCCAACTCGAACGGGCCGTGCGTGCCGAGCGGGCGGTAGCCGACGGCCGGGTCGAAGTCGGTCGCGCCCGGGGTGGCGAACTCGTGCCACAGGTTGTCGTTGCCCTGGTCGGTCTGCATGCGATGGCGGACGTGCGCGGCGATGGGGGTGGCCTCGGGCCACGTCTCCTGGACGTGGTCGGCGAAGGCCATGTGCTTGACCGGGTCGTACACGTCGCGGGCCAGGGCGCGCACCAGCGGGGCGTGGTTCTCCATCGCGTACCGCACCCGGCGCCCGCGCCGCGCCAGCCGGGCCGCCCTGCCCTTGCCGGCCCGGCCCTCGGTGCCGGCGAGGGCGACGCCCTTCGGCCCGCCCGCGCGGGTGCCGGTGACCGCTCCGGTGCCGCCCTTGCTCATCATGGTGCGGATCTGGTTCAGGACGTCCTTGCGGCCGGCGGCGTTCTCGGCGCCGCTCATGGCGAGCAGGTCGCGGTGTGATTTGGCCAACTCGTCGCCGAGCTTGCCGGCCCCGGGCCACGGGGCGTCGCCGGCGTGGTCGCGGTGGACCAGCCAGTGGCCGGACGGCCCCTCGACGACCTGGTGGCCGTTCTTGTGGGCCCATTCGAGGATGGCGGCCCGGTGGGCGGGGTCGGCCACGTCGCGGTGGTTCAGGTGGGCGGCCCGGAGTTTGCCGGCCTTGAAGTCGCGCAGGTGGTCGGCCAGGGCGGCCGAGACCGCGACCCCGCCGCGGGCCAGCCGGTCGGCCCGGTCGGCGGCCTCCACCCAGGCGGGGGCCGGCCGGCCCGAGTCGGGCGACTTGCCGCGGAGCCGGCGGGCGACCCAGTTGGCGACCGGGGCGGCGGCGCGGGCCATGCCCCGGCCGATGGTGCGCGGGTCCATGTAGTGGTCGACCGCCTCCCCGGCGGCCTCCAGCCGGCGGCGGACGGTGGACAGCGCGCCCGGGCCGCGAGAGGAACTCGGGGGCGAGTCGGGGGTGTCGTCCACCATGTGGGCGAACGGCTCCAGGTCCGGCAGGTCGTCGTCGCCGCCGTCGTAGCGCAGGGGCGAGCCCCGGCGGCGCATGCGGCGGGGCTGTTCGGGCGGCGGGATTTGGCGGTGGGTGAACGTGTCGCCGTGGACGGCGCCTTCGGCGAGCAGGCCGTGCCCCAACTCCTCCGCCTCGTGGAACGGCATCGGCGACGACTCCCACTCCATCCGGTCGTTCGGCTGGTGGTGCGCCTGCATGTCCATGACAATCTTGAACCCCGTGTTGGCGCCGCGGTCGAAGTGGGCCCGCAGTCGAAACCGGGTCGGCATGGGCGGAACCTGTTGGCCGGGCCGAGCGTTGTACGCATCCAGTTGCCGCCGGAAGCCGTTCCCGTCCCGCGCGTGCTCGCGAATGACCCGGGCGTGATGTTCCCCGATGTCCTCGTGGACCTTGTCGGCGTACACGAGTTGGCCCTCCGGCGTCGGGTCGGCGAACAGCGACCGGTGGAAGGCGGCGTGGTCGTGCCCGCCCTGATTCTCGTGGAAGGCATACCGCACCGGCCGCCCCCGGCGGGCGAACGGCACCGGGCGGGGCTCGGCGGCGTGGCCGGCCTCGTGCAGGGCGACCCGGGCGGCGACGTGGGGGCTCGCCCCCTCATCGACCAGCCCGCGCGCCAGGGCGACGGCGTCGGCGTGGGGCAGGACGGTCTTCCAGCGGAAGCCGCGGTCGGGGTTCGCGTGGTGGCGCATGAACAGGCTCACCTGGGTGCGGCCGCCGTCGAGGCCCTTGAGCAGGTCCACGGACGTGCGGGTCGGGGTGTCGCGGGGCGTGCCCTGGAGGTGGTAGGCCGACGACGGGCTGAACGCCGGCACGGCCCCGGTCGGGTCGGCCGCGGACGCCCGCGCCTGCGCCCGGATGACGGCCGCGTGGTGCTCGCCGACGTCCTCGTGGACCTTGTCGGCGTAGGCCAGCGTGCGGGTCGGGTCGGACGTGGCGCCGGGCTGGGACAGCCCCTCGTGGAAGGCGGAGTGGTCCACCGCCGGCCTGGCCCAGGCGGCGGGGTTGTTCAGCTCCAGGCCGGCGTAGCGCAGGGGCGGGCGGGCGCGGCGGCGCATGCGGGCGGGGGGCTGGCCGCCCTCGGCTTTGGGCGGGTCGTGGCGGAACTGTTCCGGGACTCGCGGGTGGGGGACGGCCCCCTCGGCACGCAGCCCCCGGGTCAGGGCGAGCGCGTGCTCGTGCGGCACCTCGGCGACGAACTCGAAGTGGTTGCCGTGCGCCACGTCGGGTAACTTCAGTTGCACCTGGGTCTTGCCGCCGTCGCCGGCTTCGGGGTGGACGTGGTAGGCGGCCGCGTCCGGGTCAACGTCCCGGTAGCCGGGGCCGCGGAAGTACCAGCCGCCTTCGAGGTACGAATCCTTGCCGGCCGCGTGCCGCCCGCGGGACCGCTCCATCATGCCCTGGATGAGGTCCGCGTGGGCTTCCAACCCCTGGTCGCGGAGCCAGTCGGCGTACTTGCCGGCGTGCCCCCAGTCCACCCGGTAGTCGCCCGCCCCCTGGGGCGGCCTCATCGCCGCGTGCCACTCCGCGTGGTCCGGGTGGGCCAGTGACTCCTGCACCGTCCGCGCGTATCGCACCGGCCGCCCGCCCCGGCTCATCTTCGCCGGCACGCACGACCCCTCGCGGCACTTGGCGCTGGCCAGGTGGGCGGCCTTGCCGCGGGGGTGGCCCTTGGACAGGTAGAAGTTGAACCAGGTGGTGAACAGCGCCCGCTTGCCGTTGGCCGGGCGCGGCTTCTTCTTCGGGGCGGGGGCGTCGGGCTCGGAGCGGGCCATGCGGCGGGGCTCCCGGGGTTCGGCGGGCGTGGCGGCTTCGTCCGCCCGACGCAACTCATCGTTGACGGCCTCGCCCTGAACGTGAGCGCCCTCGGCCCGCAACCGCTTGACCATGTCGAGGCCCTCGGCGGCGGGCACTTCGACGTGCCAACTGAGCTTGTGGGACGGGGCGTGGTGCGCCCGCATGTTGAGCATCACGAACCGCTTGCCCTGGCTGTCCGGGCCGGTCGCGAAAACGCCCGTTCCGTGTTGCGGCATCCACCCCAACCCGTCTCGCGGGCCGTGCACCACCGCCCCCTCCTCGCCGCTGACGTGCGCGGCGGGCCAGCCCTCGCCGTGCCGGCGGATGAGGTCGGCGTGGGCCTCCCCGACGTCCTCGTGGACCTTGTCGGCGTAGGCCATCCGGGCCACTGAGTCGGACGGGTTCGCCAGCAGGTGGCGGTGGAAGCCCGAGTGGTCGCCCCCGCCCTGCGACTCCGCGAGGGCGTATCGGACCGGGCGGCGGCTGGCATTGACCATAGGTATTTTCCGGGTATATTATGACGTTTGTAAGGGCCGGGCGGGGCGTCCGGCCGGGGCGGTTCGTGGTGCCGGAAGGCGGGGGGGATGTCGCGATGGTCGGGCTGGAGGAACTGGACCGGATGGTCGAGGCGGCGGCGCGGTCGCACCCGGAGTTCGAGCACGAACTGGACGAGTGCGGCAGCGAGTTCCGGGCGCTGGGGGTCACGGCCCTCTACCTGGGGCGGGCGGCCGGGTGCGGCATGCCCTGGGTGCGCGAGCACCTGAAGAACGAGGGGCTGGCCGACCTGCTCGCCCTGGACCGCCGGGAGTTGGGGGCGGCGTTCGCGGGCTACGTCCGGCGCGGGCCGGCCCGGCGGGCGCTGGCGGAAGCGGCGGCGGCTGGGGAGGGCGCGCGATGCGACTGACGAAGACCGACCGCGGGTTCGAGGCGGTCGAGCACCCGGCCTACCCGCCGGGCGCCGGCCGGGGCGAGACGCGGCTGCTGCAGCAATCCTCGGCCATCGGGGACGGGGACGACGGGCTGGCGCGGCCGGGGTCGGCGTTCCTGTGGGTGGGGCGCGACCACCACCTGACGCGCGCGGAGGTGGCCGAGGCGGTCGCCTACATGCGGCGCTGGCTGGAGACGGGGTCGCTGGGCGAACCGGTCAGCGCCGGCGGCTGAGCCCGCGCTGATCCTTGCGGTACCTCACCTTCGACGGCCCCGGCCGCGCCCCCGCCTCCGGGGGTTGGCCGGGCTGCCCGCCACTTCCCCCGCCGGCCTGCTGCTGGGCCTGCGCCTCCATGCCCATCTGGGCCTGCTGCATCTGCAACTGGGCCTCCATCTGCCGCTGCTGGGCCTTGACCTGGCTGATGACGTCGTGGCCCTCCTCCGGGCGGGGCAGGGCGAGCACCTCGCGGGCGTCGTCCTCGTCAATCTCCAGGCCCATCTCGTAGGCCGCCTGCATGGCCTGCAGGTACTCGCCCACGTCCGGCTTGTCGATGAGGAACTCGAACCGCGGCGACGGCATGCCGCCCCAGCCCCAGGCCGGGGCGTTGTAGCGGTGCAGGGTGTTGACCAGTTCCTGCAGCGTCTCGCGCAGGTCCACCGCGTCGTAGCGGGTGCGCTGCTCGGCCGTGCCCTCGTGGGCCGACGCCACCCCCGAGCCCAGCCCCGTGGGGGCCGTGTCCGTGGTCAGCGTCTCGCCCAGGATGGCGTCGGTCATCACCGAGTCCAGCCACTGCGCCGTCTGCAGGAACAGTTGGGCGCCGCCCATCGACGGCTCCACCCGCTCGATGCCCGGCCCGGAGTAGGCCGACTGGCCGTCCCGGTTGCGCGGGAACAGCAGGGTGTTGTTCTGTATCTGGTCCGACGCCGCCTTGTACACCTCGGCCCGCGACTCCTCGTTGCCGGCCTCGTAGAAGAACACGGTCCAGCCCGAGGCCACCCGGTCGGTGAAGTTGGTGAACTGGCTGAGAATCGTATTCCTGAGCCACCAGTACCAGTAGAGCCGGCCGCGGTAGCCCAGGCCGTGGACGGCCCCGCCCAGGTTGCCCTCGAAGTAGTCGGCGTCCTCGGGCTCGAAGGAGCCCCACAGGAACACCTCGCGCTCGGCGGGCGTGAGGAAGTGGACCGGCCCCCGGTCGGTGACGGTGATTTCCTTGTCCGGGTAGGTGGCCGCGTAGTGGGCCATGTTCACGTACAGCCCGGGGGTGCCGTCCCAGCGAACCGCGATTTTGTCGCCGTTGACGGGGAACCAGTCGGTGATGTTGAGTCGCGGGTAGCCCTTGGCGTAGTCCCAGGCGGTCACCAGTTGGGCGCCGTAGCGGCCGTAGAAGAGTTTCTCGAGCAGGACGCGCTTGAGCTGCTGGAAGTTCGGCACGTCCTTGAGGGCGTCGGACAGGCGGCGGGCGTTCTCCTCCTGCTTCGGGTCGTTGGGCGAGTCCGGGATGAGCTGCCATTCGAGCTGGCAGGTGGGGCGCTGGCGCTTGCGCAGGGCCGACCAGATGACCGGGTCGCGGCGCATGGCCAGGGCGTTGGTGCGCGAGTCCTTGAGGGCCTCGTCGAAGGTGTAGCGGTAGGTGCGCGAGGCCCAGTTGACGACCGACGTGAACGTCTGGTAGTGCGGGGCGATGAGCCGGCCGGCGTTGGGCGGCAGGCTGCCGCCGGCGGCCAGCGGCGCGGGCGGGGCGGGCAGGCCCTGCTCGGACGGGGTGGCTTCGGCGGACATGGCGCGCTCGTGCGGGCGCCCGTATTCGTTACTGTAGAGCATGCGTCGGCCGGGGAGGTGGGGGCGGGTCGGCTAGGGGAAGTGCGCGGGCGGGCGGGACGGGGAGGTGCAGGCCGCTCACCCCTGGACGGAGTAGTGGACGTGGCCGGTGACGGCGACGGCGGCGGAAAGGTGCAGGTTCAGGGCCTCGCCGGGGGCGCAGTCGAACCAGCCGTCGAGCGGGGTGGACGGGACCGGGAGTTTGTCGTTGGCCACGAACGGCATGGCCCCGGTCTTGTCGGTGGAGGCGGACTGCCACTTGACGCTGACGGTGCCGGCGGCGGCCAGGACGTAGCCGTGGACGCGGATGAACTTCGGGGAGGTGGGTGCGGCGACGATTTCGTTGGCGTTCTGGGTCGAGACCGAGACGGCGGCGGACGGCATGGGGTGGCTCCGTGGGTCGGGCGGGGCGGTGGCTGGGTCAGGCGAACGGCAGGGCGGCGGCGCGGTCGGCGAGGGCCTTCTGGACGCGGGCCTTGGCGACCTCAAAATGGTGCGGGTCGAGTTCGATGCCGACGCAGGGGCGTCCCTGCTCGACGGCCGCGACCAGGGTGGTGCCGGAACCCATGAACGGGTCGAGCACGGGCCGCCCCGGGTGGACGTACGACTTGACGAGGTCGGCCATCAACTCGACCGGCTTCTCGTTGGGGTGCTCCAGGGCGTGCCCGCCCAGCCTCGGGAACCGCACGACCGACTTCGGCCGCCTACCGGGCACCTTGTAGCCCGGCCGGGCGGCGAACCAGATGAGGTCGTGGCACGGGGATGGGCGACTTGAAGGGTCGCCCATCCCGTGGACGACGCGGTCCCAGACGATTTGTGCGCCGGCCTTCAGCCCGGCCCAGCCGATGGCCAGCCGGAACGCCTCGGCGGTGTCCCAGCGGCAGAACGACAGCAGGCAGCCCTCGGGGTGGAGGACGCGCTCGGCGAAGGCGAGCCACCACACGAACGGCCGCTTGTCGTTGGCGATTTTCGGGAACCATTCCTGCTTATCAGTCCGCCTGGCGGACTGATAAGCAATCCCGTACGGCGGGTCCGTGATAATCGCCCCCCCCAACCCGCTCAACCCGGGCAACACCTCCAGGCAGTCCCCCAGGTACAGGGTGGCCGTGCCGCAGTCGCTCACCCACGCCGGCTCCACTGTGGCGCTCACTCCGGCATCTCCTCGCAGGCGCGGACGGCGGCGTCCCACTCGTTGTCGCGCTCGTAGTCGCGCTCGCCGGGGTCGGGCGGGTCGTCGGTCGGCAGGCTCACCCAGCGGACCGGGTCGGGCGAGCAGAAGTCGCACCGCCGGCCGACCAGGAACTCGCCGCACTTGCGGCAGCGCGGCCAGTCGCGCGGCGGGTCCGGGGGCGGGTTATCCGAGAAAGCGCGGGGCCGGCTTCGGCCGCTGGGGCTTGAGGAATCCATGAGGCGCGTGCGATTTGATGTCGCCGGGGGACTGCATGCCCATGAACCCGGCGGTCGGTTTGGGGGGGAGTGACTGTTCCCAGTGCGGGGTGGGGCCGGCCTTCTCGATGGGCAGCGGCGGGGTCCACGCCGGCTGGGCGTGCTCGACGCACATGAGGGCGGCCATGCCCACGGCGACCGCCCGGTCGTCGTGGAAGCCGCTCTCGTGGTCGAAGCGGTAGCCGTAAGACATCTGTTTGAAGACGAGGGCGGCGACCTCGTCCACGAACGTCTCGGGGTGGCCGTTGACCAGCAGCGTGCCGGCCCCGGGGTACCAGGCCAGCTTGCCGTTGACGACCAGGTCGCGGAAGCACTCGCACAGCCGGTAGGTGTTCTTGCCGCCGCGGGCCTCGAACGTCTCGACGATTCGCCGCCGCCGCTCGTCCTGGGCCAGTTCCAACAGTTGGTAGGGGTCGAGCACCAGGTCCGGCCGGCCGAACCCCTCGTCCACCTCCTCGAGCCACTCCCGGATGCGGGCGATGCGTATCTCCGGCTGGCCCTGGTTGTCCGGGTCGTAGGGGCGCCACTGCCACACGTCCAGCCGGTCGAGCACGACCAGCCCGCCCTCTTCGGGGTGGCAGACGGCCAGGGCGGTGCGGTCTCTCTTGGGGCCGTAGTCGATGCTGGCCCAGTAGCGCTTGCCCCGCTCGCCCCTGGTGCGGTAGGTCAGGCCGAGTGCGGCGCCCCGGGACTCGCACAACTGGGCGTCCGCCCTGGTCAGGTAGCCGGACTCCTCGCCGGGGTCAATCCAGACGTTGTCGAACAGCCGCCGGCCCTCGCTGGGCAGCATCTTCTCGCGCAACTTGTCGATGCGCTCGGGCGTCATCCAGGACGCCAACTGCACCCGCTCGGGCGACTCGTAGACGTCCCAGTCGGGGTCGTCCCTGGCCTTCAGGAACGTGTGGTGCTGCCAGGAGAACTTGACCCCGGCGTTGCTGATGACGATGAGCACCGAGTTGGGCCGCTTCTCCATGCCAGACAGGATGGCCGTCCACAGCTCGTACCCGGCCTTGCGCTCCCAGACCGTGAGTTCGTCGGCCACGACCACGTCCGGCTTGAGCCCTTGGTTGCTGCCGGCGTCGGCGGCGAGCACCTGGAGGAACCCGCCGGGGCCGCGCACGACCGACTGGCCCTTGCCGGTGCGGGCGGCCAGCCACGGGTTGAGGCGGCGCTCGGCCGCCATCGCCTGGGTGATGAGCCCGGCCTGGTCGGCGTCGGCCGCCACGCAGTACAGGTTGAGCGGCCGGCGGGCGTAGGCCAGCAGCCAGTTGAGCCGCCGGGCGATGCTGCTCGTCTTGTCGTGCCCCTTGGGCAGCCCGCGCCAGAACGCCCGCGGCCCGCCGTAGTCGCTGCGCACGCCGGCCACCTGCTCGAGGGCGGCGTCGATGGGGCCGTACACCGACCACTGCCAGGGCTCGGCCACGTCGCCGAACGCGCAGGGCGGGACCGACTCGATGACCACCCGGCTCAGGTAGTCCGTCAGCGACCCGGCCGACTCGGCGTCCGCCATCGCGTGGTGGACGGCGATGGCCCGGGCCAGCGCCGCCGGGTCATTCGGGACCATCGCCGCCCCCCACGGGGATGCCGCAGCGGCGGGCCTCCTCGCGCAGTTGGGCCAGCGGCATCCCGGCGAGGTGGTTGACGTCGAACTTGTCCACGAACATGCCCAGGTGGCGGCCGACCAGTTCCGCCGCCCGCACCTGCGTCGCCGGGGGCGAGTTCTGGTTGACCGCCGCGGCGATGAGCCGCTCCAGCACCCACGCCTGGTCCACCCGGAGCGATTCGGCCCGCTCGCGCATGGCCTCGGCGACGGCGGCCTGGACTTTAGGGTTTGTTAGCAGTCGCGACCCCTCCACGTGGGCGGAGTTTTCGGCGTATTGGGCGCGGCGGGCGGCCTCGGTCGCGTTCAGGCAGACGAGGTAGTGCCGGACGAAGTCCTGCTGCTTGACGGTGAGTTCCGTGCTCATGGCGGGTCGTGGGTCAAAGCGCCGCGAGCCAGGCGGCGGCGGCATCGGAGACGTGGCGGAAGTAGAGGATGATGGTGTCGGACATGGCGCGGGCCTGATGTGAAGTCGACCGCGCCGTGCCAGACCCTACCGTGGGCTACGAAACCAAACCATGCGACACCTAACCGTATGGTTCTTCGTTCGGCTGACGGCGCGGGGTGACTTGAGGTGTGGTCGCGCCCCGCCGGTCGGGAGGGCCGGCGGGGCGGGGTCGGGCCGGGGAGCCCTGCGGTTCTGTCGATGATTATAGCACACGCCGGGCCGTCCGCGCCCGGGAAACGTCCGGCAGGCTGTAGCCGAGCCTGAGCGCCGGCGACACAACCGTCACGCTCCGCACGGTCGGCCGTTCGACGCCCCACGGGTAGAGCGCCCACGACGAACTGCACCAGGCACCGAGGAATCGTCGCTTGCGCTGCCGGGACACGGGGCCGCGGATTAGGTGTCTGGGGCACCACATCGTCACACCCTCCCTTGCTGGACCGAAGCGTACACCCGGAGCACGTGGGGCCCGACGTCGACGAGTCGCCCGCGGCCGTCCTTGGAGTGGGCGCGGTCGGTGACGCCGGAGACGTGCCGCAGGCGGTTCGGCCGGGCGGCTTCCCGCATGACACAGGGCCGCCGGTAGTTGGAGGCGTGCCGGGCACGCCACATGGGGCACCACATCATTGCCTCCTTGCTCGGTCTTCGTGCTGAACGGGCCGCGAGCGGGCGCGGGCGCCCTGCCAGGACACGGGTGTCACCAGGTCGAGCCCAGCCGATCGGTGGGCGGATTGGGCGCGGCACAGCCGGTCGGCGGGACTCTGCCGTGACCTCAGCAGGTAGCGCGGGCCGGGCAGGACGACCCTCCAGGCGGGACACCACATCAGCGCAACCCCCGTCGCATGCCGTCGAAGTGGGAGCCATCGGCGATGAGGCGGTGCGCCCACTGCCTGGAGCAGAACTCGCCCTCGCGGTCACGGCCGGACTGGCTGGACACGTCGCGCTCGTGGGTCTCGGTGCGAATGCCGGACTCGGTGTGGCCGCGGCGGCGGGCGGCCATGCGGGCGAGCATGGGTTGGGGAACTCTCCAGGCGGGGCACCACATCGGGTTCTCCTCTCGGTTCAGGTCGACCGCGACCGGTCGCGGCGGTCGAATCGGTCGGCGGTGGGGCCGGCGTAGGACGCCGCGTCGCAGGACAGCGGCCCCCGCGCCTGGGACCACCACCAGCCGGAGGGGGCGACGTGGTTCCGGGTCTGAGCCCGGGAGTCCTCGGCGCGGCCGACGTTGGGCCCGCCCGACTGGGTGGATGCCCGGCCGCGGACGTGGTAGAGGGGGCACCACATCAGTCTGTCCTCCCCGTGCCCGTGCTGCGCGAGTCGCGGCGGGCGTAGTTGGTCGTGCGCATGCCGGAAGCGGAGCGGTGCCCGAAGGGGCCGGTGGACGCCGAGGACAGGTTGTGCAGCCAGCCCCCGGCGATGCGGGCGAGCGAGCCTTCCATGCGGACGGCGACGGTGCCCGCGTACGGGCGGGCGTGGAGGTCCAGCGTGCCGTGGGCCGAGCCGCGGCGTGCTCGGTAGTGCATGTGCGGCCACATCAAAGCGCTCCTTGTCCGTCGGACAGTGACATCGAGGTCGGGAAGCCGCGGCGGCCGCGGGCGACTGAGTGGACGTCGCGGCGGGCGGCGGACCCGGCCTGGGACCACCAGTGTCGGAACGGGCACGGCATCCCCGGGGTCAGCGAGCGCGCGGACGAGTCCTGCTCGGCGAAGCCGCCCGCGCCGCGCTGCGAGGACATCCGGTGCGGCCGCAGCCGCACGACGTAGGTCGGGCACCACATCATTCGTCCTCCGGTTCGGGGGTGGAGTCGGAACGGGAATAGCGCAGCCCAGAGGGCCCGCGCATGTACGGCAGGGCGGGCAGGCGGTCGGTCCTCGACCAGGACCACGAGACCCGCCGCGTCCTTGCGTTCGACCGGGTGGCCCAGAGCGAGGCCCACACAGTCGCGGCGGCCGGCCGGGCGTGGCTGCACGGTACGCGAACGTAGGTCTGGTCTGCCCACATGGTCATTCCTGCCCGAATCGGAACGTGGATTCGTGCCAGGCATCCCCGCGCGGGTCTTCCTGCACGGACAGCGGGCGCCCTTGTTGCGACGACCACCCGACGCAGCCGTTGGTGTGGTTCGGCTGCGTGCTCTCCTCGCGGAGGGTGTGGGGGCGCCGCTCCGTCCGGCTCACGCTCTTGGCCACCCTGACGTAAACACGGTCAGGCCACATGGTCACATCCTCAAATGCTGGGAACGGGAGA